TATTTATACAAGAAAAGGGCATCAAGTGCCCTCTTCCACCTGAAAAGTGTCACCTAAGTCAGGCACTAATATTTAGTCACAATCATAAAGGCAGTTTTGCTCTTGATGTACGTTTCATAAAGTTTAGACTAATCGCATCATATTTCAACTTCTCTTTTAGAGGTTTTGAAATAAGTTTTGTGACTGACTCAACTTCAAGACTATTAATCTCACAATAATGGCAAATTGCATCGATATAATTTAAGTTTTCCTCAATTACAATCTTCTCAATCTCAAGAGCAAATTTAGAAGGTGTTAAAAACTTATTTTCTATTGCCTGTTCTAGTTCTTTATTTGGTTCCATAGAGCTCCAGTTTATCTCTAACAAACTTTCTAATGTATTCGGAGAGGAGTTTGATGTACTTCCCTTTGTTGTATTCTTCATAGACGACGCATTCTCCATTTTCACAAGCCATTAAAATTACAAGTTTTTTCACAGGAATATCTGTGAGTTCATAGAACATACAAGCGTATGCTGCTGCCTGAACAAAATAGTGTTCAATCCACTCTCGTGGTTTTGGTTTTTTAGAAGTTTTGAAATCAATTATCGCTAATTCGCCGTTGTATTCAGCAATACAATCAACGGTTCCCGCAATACCTAATTGCTTACTATATAGGGAACCTTCAAGGGCGTAAATATTATTTATACGATTAAGTTCTGGTTTCGCAATCTTAAACAGAAAATCCGATAGAGGTTGAACTTTGGGGAGTTCTTGATTTTTAAGATGATGTTCAGTCATAAGGTGCATATCAGTTCCACGACTGGTTGCCGCTTTTGTGATACGCTCTGCTTCTTCATCACCAACTTTCTTGCGCCATTTAACAAAGATTTCCTTATTAAAATGACTGGTCACCGATGTAATGGAGACCAGTCGGAGAAGTTCTTCTTCATCTGGAACTTTATAATATCGAACACCATCTATAGTCTCCCGTTCAAGTTCAGGGAGAGTCACATCAATATGATTGAACATTAAAATCCTGCTTCTAATTTAGCAATAATGTATTCCTTGACTAGTCCAGAACGAACAATATCATCTACACCAAATTCAATTATATCAAAAGAAGGCATTTTACGCAAGATGCTCATAAAATCCACGATTCCATTACGCTCATTCGTTTTCTGCAAATCTGATTGAGAAGCATCACCACAGAACATAATCTTGGAATTTTCACCAACACGAGTAATAATAGAATCGAGTTCGTGTGCCGTACAGTTTTGAAACTCATCTACGATGACGATCGAATTATCAAGCGTAGTTCCACGAAGGAATGAAGTACTCCAGAACTTAATCGTTTCTTGTGACTTGAGATTTCCGTAGAGCATCTCAAATTCAGAATCACTAGGCATCTGGAACATATACTTTACCATATTCTTATAAGGAATCTGATAAATATCAGACTTGTCCTCATAAGAACCTGGAAGGAAACCAATTTCTCTAGTTGCTACGAGAGAACGAACAAGATAGATTTTCTCAAAAGGAGTTCTTTCGTCTAAGACTTCACGAAGAGCATTATAAAGAGTGATAAAAGTTTTACCAGTTCCAGCGCAACCATAAGCAACAAGATGCTTTTGATTTGCATAGGATTCAAAAAGTCTCTTCTGATTATCTGTTAGAGGTTCAATATCAACCAGATAATCAGAACTTAATGGTTTTCTACGCTTCATTTGACGAGTAGTAAGACCAACCCCGATAGGTTGCTCTGCTCTTTTTCTTCTAGCCATTAGAGTTTCTTTACAGTTGAACCGGGCATTGTTTGGGCTTTTCCGAGCACATCATTCCAACCAGGATGCTTAGACACAAGCTTATTACGCCAGTCTCCGACCTCACCTGGAGTTGCACATCCTTCGGACCAATCCCTTGTCCATTCGGGATTGTCCTTGTACCACTGCATAATATCGTGAACGCTCATTTCAACGACTTTCTTCTCACCTGTTTCTTTATGAATAATTGGATAAATCGCCATAAGTTATAATTTCAAGATAATTTATTTAGACCCACTCAAGGGCTTCGGAAACTGCTGGGAATTGTTCGGTAAATACCTGCTTGCAGGCATTTGCAATATCCATATGCTCTTTTTGAGTTCCGTGAGCAGAACGGAGATTGATGTAATGAATCCAACTACGGCAAGAACCCGTCATATAGATGCGCGTAGGAGTCGCCAGAGGCAGCACAAACCTTGCACTCTCCTTAGCGACACCGTGAGAGAGAAGTTCCTTGTAGAGGCGCATAGAGTGTGCAAAATGATCTTGAATCTTACTTTGAAGACCCAGTTTCTCATACTCAGGAATATCATCAATCGAGTTCTGACGATTCTTAGTATCTTGACGACGCAACTCTGGAACAGGAATATATTCAGAAATCAGCGAACTGTCGGCATAACGCTGAGAGAACTCTTGGAATGTGAAGGACCTGTGCCTCAGAATCTGAGCTGCGATTCCACGATTGGTCTCAATTTCAAGCGTCATAGTAGACTGTTCAAACACAGACCAATGATTATGCTTAATACAATAAGCAAGCAACTTGGAATAGTTCTCGTTATCCTGATTAGCAGGATTAGAGACTCGTGCAATGAACGCCATTGTCTTTTCTGCATCTGGTGTTACGCTAATGAGTTTTACAGTCATTTCTTTCCGAATCCTTTTGAGGTTTTTGCTTCAATTTGTGCGAGTTCTTCTTTCAGGGAACGCAGTTGTGCTTTCATCTCTCTGATTTTTTCATCAGTATAAAGATTTTCTTGCTTCACCAACCGTTCAAGAAGTTTAATCAGTTTTCTTGCTCTATTAGTCATCTAGGTCACTGTCTTCAAATATTTCGTCGTAATCCAAAATTGGTTGTTTTCTGACTTCTGGTTCCGTGTAGGAATAGGCAGATACATCAGAATAAACTTCTGCTTTGAGAGAATCCACCAACAATTCTAGATTACGGATGATGAGTTTTAGTTTGTCTCTGTCCATCTGTTATAGTTCTCTTCCGATATTTTACCACAAAAAAAGGAGGGTATCAACCCTCCTTAATCTTAGGCAACTTGTGGTTGCTTCGCCATATTAATTTGAGCAATTTTGAGAAGTTTCTCTTTTCTTGCCTTTTCTTTCAAATATTGAACGAAGTATGTTTTCATAGGTCTGCTCCTTTACTTGGGTAAAGTGCGTTCCTTCCCGTGATGGTACTTCCGTCGCATAGCGATGAACGTGAATTTATTTATTATAACATATTTTAAAAAAACCTTCGCGTGAGAAAATTTTGCCGGAAAAATTTCCCCCGATATTTGAAATCACTTACGCTTTTTGGTTTTGGGTGCTTGATAACCCCAGAGTCTAGGATTCACCCGACCATCTGCCCATTCAATTTTCTTGAGAGCATCACCGAACTTATCCCAGTACATATCAAAGATATTAGCCATCTTATTGGACCGAGTAATATCATAAGACATTTTTCCACCACGAACATACGAAACCAAGTGAGCATCACTAGGCAGTTGTGGATTCTTGGCGTCTACCTTATTGCAATTCTCTTGAATTACTTCACATCCATAACGAGACCTAGAAAGTTCTTTTTCGTGTGTTGTCCAAACTTCATTTGTCTCATTAGTGGATGCCTCTTCTTTTCCTGTCGGCATCTTCTTTCGTGTAATATTCTTTTCCATTATAATAACTCCAATATATTATGTATCAGGAACGACCTCCCCAATGAATATCTGGGTAAGCTTCTGAAACAATTTCTTTTGTGACTTTATATTTTGTTTGAAGTTGCTTATCTTTTACCAGACAAATAATCTCTGCTTCAAGAGGATGCAAACCTTCAAGAATAGTAATGAACATTGATTCTCTACGAATGTTGTTCAGACCATCATTACCACCTTTAATAAAGTGATAGAAGTTCTTGAACTCTTTACGAATCGTCGTGCGTTGTTGAGTATCATTAATTCCCAACGAGAACGAACCCGTTTCGTGCATTCTACGAATGTCTTCAGTAATCTTCGTGCTCAGAGACCCACTATAAGAAGTCTGTTCTGAATATCCAGAATAAGGAACAGCCCCTTCTGGAACCATTGAAATAATACT